ATAAAGAACACCGTGTCCAAAAAACAACACGCGGATACAAAATAGTCGAAATTTAATCTCTCCACCCATTGTATATAAAGTATGGTCAACAACGCAACTAATAACCATCCGTCTATGGTGATCTTACCATTGGTTATCATATTGGTCGCATACATATTTACATTGAACAAATCAGAAGAGTTCGCTAGGTTTATGAGCGTTTTCAATGAGAACATCGAGAAGGTAGTATTCATTATTTTGGCAATGTTGGTTGGAATATACTTGCTTCGTATGCATGGTATTGGTGCGGAAGCATTTTGTGGTGCCGATAATCCGTCGCAGGAGGATGAATGGTGCAAATCTCTTGTGTCGGGTAAGAATTGCACCTCTACGAGTTGCTGTGTTTTGTTGAATGGAACGAAGTGCGTTGGTGGGTCTAGCAAAGGACCCACTTTCTTGACGAAGAACGGCGCAAATATCGATTTCGATTACTTCCAATACAAATCCAAAAATGACGGTTCTGTTCAATGTAGAGGAAAATGTCCCAAATAAGTATACTCTGTCATTTAATCAATATGCAATAAATTAATTTATAAAAATTGATTTATATAATATTAATCACAGTTATATATATCAACTATGATTATTCCCGTTAAGTGCTTTACGTGTGGCAAAGTCCTTGCGAATAAATACCGCTATTACGAACGTGAGGTGCGCAAGAGAAATATGGCGAATTCGGCAAACGTAGACGATGTTGTCTATCTTACCGAAGATAATAAAGACAAGACGCCCAGCGGAGAAGTTTTAGACAATCTCAAATTAGACAAGATTTGTTGCAGGAGGCATATGTTGACACATGTTGACATTGAATAAAAATATAGCAATTATATATACGTATTGATGGGTCGTTCTAATTACAGACGCACGAAACGCAAGAGCACGCGCACATACGCGAAGCGCAAGAGCACGCACGCGAAGCGCAAGAGCACACGCGCGAAGCGCAAGAGCACGCGCCGGCAACAGAATGGAGGTCGGAGCACATTTCTTCCTAGTGATATGGTGAACATGACCCGAACTATGTCTTCGGGTCTCGGTGGCGTAATGGGTGCCATAAAGGGCGTAGAATTGGCACCGCATCCTGGACCAACGCTAGGACATCTTATTTCCAGATAAACAAGACAATAATATATTTCATTAATTTCATTATTTTATTATTTCCATTCGATTTTCGTTTCATTTTATTTTTTCCTCGCGCTATTATATAATGAAACTCGTTAAAAAGATTCAGAAACTTTGCACACCGGCATACGTTTATTTAGTAATTTCGGTGGTTGGTATGATTGCGATGATGTTTCAAAACGCAGGAAATACGAACACCTACTGCGTAGGAAACTTTGAGTGCGAGGTTCCGAATACTGCCGCGGTCTTCATTGCGGAGGCGATATATATCGCGTTCTGGACCTTTATATTGAACGTGCTTTGCAAGGCAGGTTACAAGAAGGTGTCCTGGTTCGTTGTCTTGATACCATTTGTTTTGATGGCGATTCTTATTGGCATGATGATGTTGAATGGTCTTCGTGTTTAGACAACATTACAACATTACAACATTACAACATTACAACATTACAACATTACAACATTACAACATTACAATGTTTTTATTCTTACAATGTTTTTATTCTTATTATATTATCTTGCTATCTCGGTAATAATAAGAAATACGGTCTAAAAAATAGTGAATGTATATTATATATGACTGAAGAAGAGAAAGGGGGGGAAATCGATGCCAAAATGATTGACATAGAAATGATAGACCCAACTGATGCGGATGTGGACGCGGGCGCAGACCCAACTGATGCGGATGTGGATGCGGGCGCAGACCCAACTGATGCGGATGCGGATGCGGGCGCAGACCCAACTGATGCGGATGCGGATGCGGATGCGGATGCGGATGCGGACTCAAACAGTATAGATGTAGATAGAACAAACCTCTTTGTGGAGAGAGTGGTTGACAAATACTTCGAAGACAACCCCGACTCATTTGTCAAACATCATCTAGACTCCTACAATGAATTTTTCACTGGTGGCGGGATAAACCGTATCTTCAAAGAAAAAAATCCAATCCGCATTTCGAAAAATCATCCGAAGCAAGATGATGGGAATGCGGATAATAAAAACACCTCTGATTACGCCACAACCGAAGATTTTGACAAACAATGTAATATATGGTTAGGTGGTAAGGACGGTAGCAAAATTTATTTCGGTAAACCAATCATTTACGATGACGAGCGCGCACATTACATGTATCCTAATGAGGCGCGATTAAGAAATATGACCTATGCTTTTACAGTTCATTACGACGTTGAGGTGGAATACTTTATCAAAGAACAAGGAGGGGAACATTCGGAGACACCGGCAAAAACCATAACGATTGAAAAGGTATTTCTAGGAAGATTCCCTGTGATGTTGATGTCGGATTTGTGTATATTAAAGGGGCTCGCACCACAAATGCGTTTTGAACTTGGCGAGTGCAAAAATGATCGCGGTGGTTATTTCATCATTGACGGAAAAGAGAAGTGTATTGTATCCCAAGAGAAATTTGCGGATAATGCGCTTTATGTGAGGGACAAGGTGAATGATACATACAGCCATTCGTCGGAAATAAGGTCGGTGTCGGAGGACCCATCGAAGCCCGTCCGCACCCTTCAAGTGCGCATTGTTGCTCCGAGCACCACTTATCGCAATAATCAAATCGTTGTAAATGTCCCGAATGTGAAGAAACCAGTTCCACTGTTCATCATGATGCGCGCGTTAGGAATTGAGTCCGACAGGGAAATCATAGAAATGTGTTTGCTCGATATGGAGCGTAATAAAGAGTTGATTGATATATTTATTCCCTCGATTCACGACGCGGGAAAGATATTCAATCAAGAGATGGCGCTCACTTACATTGGGTCACTAACAAAAGGGAAAACATTAGACCACGCTTTTGAAATCGTGAGCAACTATTTTCTGCCTCATATTGGCGTGATGAACTTTCGCGACAAGGCCTTCTTTCTCGGACATATGGTGAAGAAACTATTGGGTGTTTTCACCAAACAATCGAAGCCGACAGACCGCGACAGTTTCCGTTTCAAACGAGTGGAGTTGCCTGGCGCCCTGTTGTATGATCTTTTCAACGAGTACTACACGATACAGCAAAGAGATATCTTCAAGAAGATCGACGCGAAGTATCACTTTGATAAAATCAGTTTTACAGACGAAAAATTCACAACACTCGTCACGAACGAGAACTATCGCGATTACTTTTCCGATAAGATCGTCGAGTCAGGCATGAAACGCGCATTGAAAGGAGATTGGGGTGGAGCGGTGCATACGAAGCGTGTGGGTATTGTGCAAGACCTGAATCGATTGACTTTCAACTCCGCAATGTCGCATCTCCGCAAAGTCAATCTTGATATGGACGCCAGTGCCAAAGTGGTTGCACCGCGCCATCTCCATTCGTCGCAGTGGGGTATTATCGACCCACTCGACACGCCCGACGGTGGAAACGTGGGACTACACAAGCACATGTCGATAGCTGCTTCCATTACATCGGGAACTTCAGCAGAAAGTATTATAGAGTGGTTGCAAACAAACAAAAACAAAAATATCAATATGAGAAAACTTGGCGACTTGTTTCCTCGACAAGTCGGGGGTAAAACAAAGGTCTTTGTAAATGGTAGATGGATAGGTATAGTTGATAATCCAAAGGAAGCCGTTGACATCCTCAAAAAATATCGCCGAAGCAATCTAATACCGCTCCACACAAGTATCGGTTGGTTTGTTGCGGAAAACGCAATAGAAATATTCACGGATTCTGGACGGCTATGTCGCCCCATATTTTATATCGACAATAATAAGGCAAGTTATGACAGGGACAGCGTGAGCGAATATATTGAGAAGAATGGCTTCACTTGGAAACAGTTGGTCGGCGGTTTTGCTAAGAAAAAAAGGGAGCGGGCGAATAATATCGAGTGCCTTGCGGTTGAAGAGTTATATGATACCGATAATCTTGATGAGTTGAAAGAGACCCAGTCTGTTATCGAATATCTTGACACGTCTGAATCCGAGACCTCGCTTATATCGATGCGCCATGACGCGATTAATGAGAAGCGATATACTCATATAGAAATTCACGCAGCCCTTGCGCTTGGCGTGATGGGGAATCAGGTGGTGTTTCCGGAGAATAACCCGCTTTCTCGTAATTTGTTTGCGTGTGGACAAATGAAGCAAGCCGTATCGCTTTACCATTCAAACTTTCAGACGCGCATTGATAAAATGGGCGTTGTCTTGAATAACGGACAGGTTCCCCTGGTGAAAAGTCGGTTTTTGAAGAAAATTAACAACGAGGAACACCCATACGGAGAGAATGTCGTTGTAGCAATTATGTGCTATTCCGGATATAATGTTGAGGATTCAATCTTGTTCAACGAGGGTTCCGTCAAGCGAGGATTGTTCCGAACTACTTACTACAATTCATATGAGGACCGCGAGGACAGTTCGAAAGTGGGCGAGACGCAAGTTGACTCCAAATTCGCGAACATTGAGACTGAAAGTGTCACTGGACTAAAAACCGGGTTTGATTACGGCGAACTAGATGCGAATGGTCTGATTCGCGAGAACACAATGGTGGACGAAAACACCATTCTCATTGGAAAAATGCAAACCAACATATCAGAACCCGACGTCTCGACGGATGCGTCGGTCTCTCCCAAAAAGGGACAGCACGGTTTTGTAGATAAGACCTTCCTTAGCGATGGAGAAGAGGGGTTCCGCACCGCAAAAATACGCGTCAGAGACGAACGCATACCAAATATTGGGGACAAGTTTTGCTCGCGATGTGGACAGAAGGGAACCGTCGGGCTGGTTATTCCCGAGGAGAGCATGCCTTTTGCGGAGGATGGCACGCGCCCCGACATCATCATCAATCCACACGCGCTCCCATCGCGCATGACCATTGGTCAGTTGGTTGAGACGCAGATGGGCAAGGCCTGCTCCATCCTAGGCGGATACGGTGATTGCACGGCGTTTATGAACAAGGGTCCCAAGCACGAGTTCTACGGAAAGATACTGACAGATTCCGGATATCATTCGAGCGGATGTCAAGTGATGTATAATGGAGAGAGCGGAGAACAGGTTGAAGCAAACATTTTTGTGGGTCCCACATACTACATGCGGTTGAAGCATATGGTAAAAGACAAAATAAATTACCGCGCACGAGGACCGAGAACAGCGCTTACGAGGCAAACCGTGCAGGGACGAGCCAACGATGGTGGTCTGCGCGTTGGCGAAATGGAACGCGATTGTATCATATCGCACGGTGCGACCAGGTTCTTACAGGAGTCTATGCTCGAAAGAGGCGACGATTATTGTATGGCCGTGTGCGATTTGACCGGAATGGTGGCGATATATAACGAGAATAAAAACCTGATGCTGAGTCCCTTTGCCGATGGACCAATCAAGTTCTCCGGAACATTAGACGAAGGAATGAGCGTTCACAACATCACCAAACACGGAAGATCGTTCAGCGTCGTCCGCGTCCCTTATGCGTTCAA